ACAAGTGCTGCAGCATGGGCTGCTGATTACCTAATAACACAAGGCAAAGTCAAACGTGTGCTTGTTGTGTGTCCAGTGTCTATTATGGACACTGCATGGCGATCTGATTTGTTTAAGACTGTCATGCACCGCACAGTGGCTATTGCGCAAGGCTCACGCACACAAAGACAGAAGGTTATTGCGGGGGATTACGAATTTGTAATCATTAACTTTGATGGCGTTAAAGTAGTTAACAAAGAGCTAGAAGCAGGTGGGTTTGATCTCATCATTGTGGACGAGGCTAACGCAGTTAAGAGCGTAACTACTGATCGGTGGAAGTGCCTTGCAACTTTGATTAAACCTACTACACGCTTGTGGATGATGACAGGTACGCCTGCATCGCAGTCACCTCTTGACGCATACGGATTGGCTAAGCTTGTGGCACCCGATGCGGTGCCTAGATTCTTTGGTGCGTTCCGTGACAAGGTGATGCTCAAGCTTACGCAGTACAAGTGGGTGCCACGGCAAGATGCACAACAGATTGTTCACCAAGTATTGCAACCGGCTATCAGATATACAAAGCTTGAGTGCTTGGACTTACCTGACTTGTTGTACTCGACCCGTGAAGTTCCGTTGACGGCTCAGCAAGCCAAGTACTATGACGCGCTCAAAAAACAAATGATGACTGTCGCAGCAGGCTCCGAAATCACAGCGGTCAATGCAGCAGCGATGCTTAACAAACTTTTGCAAGTTGCGCAAGGTGCGGTATATACCGATGACGGTGGCGTTGTTGAGTTTGACGTAGCCAATCGTATGAGTGAACTTATCAATGTGATCGAAGAAACCGACCATAAGATATTAGTGTTTATCCCATATAGACACACGCTTCAAATGGTTGAAAATGCTCTGCTCAAAGAAGGATACACAGTGCAGACAATTCATGGCGGTGTTGCGTCTACACGACGGGCAGACATCATCAAACAATTCCAAACAGAAGACGACCCACGCATACTACTGCTAGTACCGCAAGCCACTGCACACGGTATCACGCTGACTCGTGCTGACCAAGTTGTCTGGTGGGGTCCAGTGGCATCTACAGAAATCTATCTACAAGCTAACTCACGGGCACACCGTGCAGGGCAAACAAATAAAGTTACCGTCACGCACTTGCAAGGCAGTCCAGTTGAGCGCCGTATGTACACCATGCTACAAAATAAAATAGATTTACATCTAAGTTTGGTGGATTTATACAAACAAGAGCTTGACACGTAAATTTGACAGTGTATAATTTCAATTTAGTTCAACGCAAATCAAAGGAGTCCTATGGATGCAAGTCAGTTAGTCAATGTATACATCAAAATACGTGACGCCAAAGAAATGAGAAAAAAACAAATGGAAGCCGAGATTGCTGACCTCGATCAGCAGTTGGATGCCGTTGAGCATGAGCTTCTAGAAATCTGCAAAACCACCGGTCAAGACGGTGGCAAAACACAATATGGTTCGTTCACACGAGCCGTCAAAACACGCTACTGGACCAGTGACTGGGACAGTATGTACAAATTCATCCGTGAGCATGATGCCCCTGACTTACTCGAACGTCGTATTGCGCAAGGTAACTTTGCACAGTTCGTCAAAGAGAATCCAGACAGCATGCCTGCAGGTGTGAATATCGAGTCGAAATACTCGATCACGGTTCGCCGTTCATCCAAGTAACTTCCCAATAGGAAATCAAAATGAGTAACATGACACTTTTCAAATCCGGTTCCGTTATCCCTGACTATTTACGTGAGGCTTCAGACGCTACTACCCGTGACATTGCAGGTAGTTCTGGCGGTAAGCAAATCTCAATCAAGGGCGGTGTGTGGCGCATGGTCGTAGGCGGTGAAGAAGTCGCCAAGAACGAAGAACGCGCCATGAACTTTGTGGTGATTGCATCTGGCAAAGGTGTAACCCGTACGTTCTATGCAGACAAATACGAAGAAGGTAAGGACATCAAGCCTGCCTGCTGGTCTGCTGAAGGCGTAGTACCCAACGAAGAGGTAGCTAACCCACAGAGCAAATCGTGCGTTACCTGCCCACAGAACATCGAAGGCTCTGGCGATGGTAAGGCTCGTGCCTGCCGTTACAGTAAGCGTTTGGCTGTGGCTTTGGAGAACGACATCGGTGGCAACATCTATCGCCTGTCAGTCCCTGCCAAGTCATACTTCGGTCGTGCTGAAGGTGAGAAGATGCCTCTGCAAGCGTTTGGTAAGTTCTTGTCAGGACATGGTATCCCGATTACAGGCATCGTGACCGAAGCTCGCTTCGACACTGCCGAAGCAGTGCCCGTGTTGAAGTTCCGTGCTGTACGCCCCTTGTCGAAAGAAGAGTGGGAACTGGGTAAAGCACAGAGCCTAACAGAAGACGCACGTCAAGCTATCGAGTTGAAGATGGTTCCATCTAAAGCTGAAAGTATGCCTGCGTTACCGCAAGCGTTCAAAGAAGCCCCTGTGGTAACTAAAGCAGAGCCAGAAGAAGTAGCTGAACCTGTGAAGCGTCCATCAACTAAAGCTAAGCCTGAGACTCCTGCTGCAGCTAAAAACGTTACTGACATCTTGAGTGACTGGGCCACTGACGAAGATGCGTAATAGATTGCGGGGGCACGACACCCTTTTCATTCAGAAAGTTGAAGATGCAGACCAGAGGCCGATTGTCATGCAGTTGGCTGATGTATGCATCAACAAAGGTACACCAATTACCGAGATAGCGCAGATGTTTGGCGTGACTCGTGCGAGTGTGTACAACTGGCTGACTGGTAAAACGGTGCCGCGCGCCTGCTATCAGGCAGCAATGCCTAAGATTATTGCACGTTTATCCAAGCGTAAGTAATCCCCGTGGGGGTGACAGGTAGTCCTGTTGCCCCTATTTTTTTCTCCTCAACCCAGTGAGGTTCTGTGACTGACTTTCTCAACTCCGTTTTACCTACACAGGGCTTGTATTGCACTGTGGGTATTCGGGCAAATGCCGTCAAGCAGTCGTTCCAAGCAACGATTGAAGACGTGGAGGCGGTCGGCTCAGGTATGGATTCCCAAGGCGTGGATGCGTTTTTTGCGCTTGCCACATTTAAAGATGCCTCAGGTCGCAAGGCAGACAATGCCGTCTTTCTGCGGTCGTTCTTTCTAGACTTAGATTGCGGTACAGGTAAGCCCTACGCTGACCAAGCCTCCGCTGCCCAAGCCCTATCCATATTTGTTGCTGACACAAAGCTCCCAAGTCCAACGCTTGTTAACTCAGGTGGTGGTCTCCATGTCTATTGGCCTTTGACCGAAGACGTGCCTGTATCCGATTGGATACGACACGCAAAATCACTGAAGCGCTTGTGCGCTCAAAAGAAATTATTTGCTGATCCTGCCGTAACTTCAGATGCTGCTCGCATCTTGCGCATACCCGGCACCCATAACTTTAAGAACGCAACTTCGAGACCCGTACAAATTATTGCAGTGGGTACACCTGTATCCCTTGCTGAGTTTATTGAGCCGTTACCCGCACCTGCGATGGACTTGAGTGCTGCCAAGCAGTTTGGCATGGACGATACATCTAAGGACTTAGGTGGGGGCGACTACCCCAAGTGTTCGTTTAAGCGTATCGCTATCCGTAGTATTAACGGTAATGGCTGTGCGCAGATGAAGCATGCCCTTGAGAGCGCAGATACACTAGAAGAACCGTTGTGGCGTGGTGCGTTGTCTATTGCGGTGCGTTGCGAAGATGGCCCTACGGCTATCCATACGCTGTCCAAACGGCATCCCGAGTACTCGGCAGAGGCAACTGAAGCTAAGGCTGCTGAGACCAAAGGTCCGTACACCTGCGAGTGGTATCGAAGCAACAACCCGTCTCTGTGTGAGGGTTGCCCTCAGAAGATTTCTACACCTATCCTGTTGGGTAAGTTTGTCGAGCAGGCAGTTGTTGAGGATGACCAGTACATCATTGAGACACCCGAGGACGAGACCGCACCGGCACTCACCATGTCGATACCGGCATACCCATTCCCATACTTTCGTGGCGCTAATGGCGGTGTGTACAAGAAAGAGCGTACCCCTGACGGTGAGGAGAAAGACGTTGAAATTTACCCATACGATCTATACCTGACAGAACGGTTCTTTGACTCGGACCAGTACGGCAATGGTGAAGGCGAGATGGTGGGTCTGAACTTGCACATGAAACAAGACGGTGTTCGTAGGTTCTATGCCCCCGTGACTACGTTATTTACCAAAGATAAAATGCGCGACCTACTAATTAAAAACGGTGTGGTCGCTTACGGAAAACACTTGGATGCAATCATGGCTTATTTTGCTTCGACACTACGCAAACTGCAGTCGCAGTACGCTGCGAACAAAACACGCAGTCAAATGGGGTGGACACCTGACGGGCTTGGCTTCGTTGTAGGTGAGTTGGAATACACGGCAGCGGGTACTAAGTTGGCCCCGCCCTCAAGCGGTACACGGGAGTTGGCTGAGCAGTTCAAGCCAACCGGCACATTGGAAGAGTGGAGCAAGATAGCTAACTTCTACAACCGACCCGGACTTGAGACGCATGCACTGGCTTTGTTCCTTGGCTTTGGCTCACCCTTGCTGAAGTTCATTGGTCCCAAGCAGAACGTGAAAGGTGCGTTGATTCACCTTAAACACAATGGTTCAGGCTCTGGTAAGTCGACGGCGCAGATGGTAGTCAACTCTATCTTTGGCAACCCTGACACCTTGTTGTTAAAGCAAGACGACACGTACGCTTCCAAAATGCACTTGCTTGGCATGATGAACAGTATTGCGTTTACTGTGGATGAGATCACCAACGAGAAGCCCGAGATTCTGTCTGACTACGCTTATGGGTTCACCTCAGGGCGAGGCAAGCACCGTATGGAATCGCAGAGTAATAAACTGCGTGTGAACAACACAACATGGTGTAACTTTACTTTGTCGTCAGGCAACGCCTCTGTTGTGGATGCCCTGCAGAATCTTAAGAGTACGGCAGATGGTGAGCTTCGTCGAGTGCTTGAGGTTGCATTTCACGCATACACAGGGTCAACCAAGGCTGAGATTAACGAGACGTTTGGTAAGCTAAATACCAACTACGGCGTGGCAGGTCCGATCTACATTCAATACATCATTGACAACCACGACCATGTGATGAAGCTGCTTGCCGATATGCAAGCCAAGGTGGACAAGGCGTTGAACCTAGACCAGACTGATCGTTTCTATTCTTGTTTGCTGACATGTGCCTTTGTGGGTGCGTTGATTGCAACCAAGCTCGGGCTAATTAACATCGACATTACACGTATCTATCAGTATGCGTTGGGAGTTGTACGGGAGTCGATTGCATCTAACTTGTCTAGCGTGGGCAACCCAATGACTGTGGCTCAGGAAACTCTGGGTGCATTCATCAACGAGAACGTCAACAACGCAATGGTAGCGGCATATACCCCCAAAGGTGGAATGCCTGAGAGACCGGCTCTGACGCCCAAGGGCAAACTGGTTATGCGGTATGACCCTGACACCAAGACGCTTGCAATCCCCGTGGCTGAGCTTCGCAAATACTTTACTAGCAGGCAAGTAGACGTTAGAGATAGCTTGGCACGGCTGACTACCGCAGGGTATCTCAAGCATGGTGGCAAATCACACCCAACTCGTATTGGCGCAGGGGCCGTAGGGGGGCTTAGTGGTATTGCAGTACGCTGCTACATCTTTGATGGAGACGTAATTGGCATCGACGAAACGGCGTTTGCGCAAGCGGAAAACATCACCACCCCCTAAGCCGAAGCCCAAGCTGTCGGACAGCATGAGAGTACTCACCCTTCACGGGGTTGAGTATTTTCTTAATTGGGAGCGGTTTGTAGTTGGTAGTTCGTTTTTCTTGCCAACCACTGCAACACCTGTGCAGGTACGAGACGCACTCCTACCGGCCACTAGGTTTCTCAAAATCAAAATAGAAGTACGCGCCCGTTGTGAGTACGGGCGGTACGGAACTCGCGTGTGGCGGGTCTATTAGCGTTGCTCTTTGCGTAGCTCGGTCTTTGCCTCACGCACCCAACGTGTGAACTCAACTTCCATCTTCTTGATTTCTTCAAGTTCTTTTTCGCGGTCTTCTCTGCTCATCTCTGCAGCACCATCAGGGCTGTTCAAGAACTTGCGATATGCACGAGTGCGCTCCAGTTGTTCAAGCGTAGAGTTAATACCGCTCTCTAACGCTAGCTCCATTTGATGAGCATCGGCATAAGCCTCGGCCCGTACAATATCGGTCTTTATTAACTGGCGCAGAGTGTTGTTGGCTTTACCAACGCCCTCACGCAGGTCGTAGAACTCAGTCAATCTGCGAGTGCCAACAGGGTCATGCAGGTAGTTGCTTAGCAACGCATACTTGTGCAGTGGGCGGTCAACCCGAGAAGGGTTTATCAAGCTGTCCGTCATCATCGTCACCAAAGCCGCAGTAGAACCGAAGTAGCCATTCAACATGTTGTCAATCTGGATAGGCGATACGGCATCAACTCCGATTACGTCACGGCTAAAGTTAGAAATGGCTTGTGCCAACTCCGATGTTTTAGACGTTACACGCATACTGGGGTCTTGTTGCTTTTGGTAGATACCTTCCAGTTCGCGCCCTGTAAAGAACGAGTAGTTTGTCCATGCCTCAACCAAAGGTTTAACCGCCTGTGGGATTGGCACAGTACGCCCAATGTATTGCTCTGCCATGTACACCGCAGCAGAGCGTATGGCTTCAAGCGCAGTCTGTTCTTCTGGCGTACCAGAGCGACGCAGGTACTCTATTACTGTCTCAGGGATAACTTTAAAGAGTGCGCCTAACTCGCCCGGTACAGGAATTTTGTAGCCACCGGGGAGAATCCAGTTGCTATTGCGAGTACGCAAATCCATGTCTTGATAGTCTTCGTCGTCACCTGACATCAACGCATACATGGCGCTAAGCATTGCCACAGTACCGGCACGGCTCCAGAACAACTGACGCGCCTGCGCACGACCAACAGAGGAGCTTGAGTCCTTACCTGACGCTGCGCGGTACAGCACATCCATACCCTGCATGTACGCGTTAAAGAACGGAATGGTTGCGGTGCCAATCGCAACAATCTCACTAGCGCCACGGCGACGGAAGTTAATAAACTCACGGGCACGAGTCTGCGCCAACAATTGGTCCTTGTTGTTTTCTATCATAGTTTGGTCGTAAATAGCTTTACGAACCGCTAAGTCAGATGCACGGGTAATACCGTCAAGTCTGTG